CAGGCGTGACGGCGCGTGCAGGTAACCACAGGGGGGTAGGTGCCGCGTTTGACACCGGCTGCATGCTGCAGCCATGTCACGCAAATGCTGCGATTGCCAGACCCCGATGATTCGCGTGGGCAAACGGGGGCCCATCGCCACACGTTGCAAGCCTTGCAAGCAAAAAGCAAAGCACTCCAGCAGGATGTTCTTGTGCTGCGACTGCCAGCAGCCAATCGTGGGTGCTAGCAGCAACGGGCGGCCGCCTAAAAGATGCAAGGAGTGCAAGAGAGAAGCCGAGCGAATCCGCAGTGCCAGCAAGCCCAGGACTACGTACCAGAGGCAGTGCTCGCATTGCCATAAACAGTACTCAGCGTTCACGCTAAAGCAGCGATTCTGTAGCCCGGAATGTAGTCACACGTCCACCCGAAAGCGATTGATGATTGCGTGTGAGAACAAGTCGTGCGGCAAAGAGTTTGAGGTAACACAGAGCCAATACGCCAAGGGAACTAGGTGCTGCTCAAGTCAGTGCAGAAGCGAGCACACAAAAGGCCCGGCGAAGGTGTGCCAGAATCCGGCGTGTGGCTGCGTGATAGCTCGACGGTCTGCCGGGCATATGACGAGACAATGCGGCCGCGATTACTTCAAGTACTGCAGCCGCAACTGCTACCTCGATCATCGATGGGGTGAAAATAGGCCTAAAAAGCGGTCGTCACAAAAAACTCGTGCCAGCGCATCCGCTGGTGCGTTGCAGACATCACTCAGGAAAAAGTGCAAGCTCCTTGGCAGGCCATACGATCCGGAATGCAACCGCGTTGCGGTGTGCGAGCGTGACGGCTGGGTGTGCCAGATGTGTGGCATCGACTGCCTAAAGCAATGGACTTTCGACAAGGTGGAAAGGAAGATTGACGGCAGGAGTGCAGAGCACGACCACATCATTGCGCTCGCCACTCCTGGTTCACCAGGGAACGTATTCCCCAACAGCCAATGCCTATGCCATGCGTGCAACTTCAAGAAGCGCACAGCTGCCCGCGGGCAACTTCGGCTTGACCTAGAAGGGTCGGTGCAACGATGGGTAGACGGGGGCCTCGCCCGGAGCCAACGCCGCTTAAGGTGCTCCGCGGAAACCCTGGCTGCAGGCCTGTAAACAAAAAGGAACCACAGCCATCAGCGGATGGCGTGGTCATGCCATCGCATCTTGGCGAGGTTGCCAAGGCCAAATGGAATGAAATCCTGCCTCTTCTCCAGGCCGTGAAGGTCATGACTCGGGCGGATGTGGAGGCGCTTGCTCGTTATTGCGACACCTATGAGTGGTGGATCTCCACGCGAGCGGTGCTCAAGAAAGACGGAGACACGTATCCGATCCTGAACGATGCAGGCGAGATCAAGTACATCGCGCAGCGGCCGGAAGTGAGCATCGCCCACAAGCTCGCCGCCCAGCTTCGTCAGCTAGAGAGCGACTTCGGCCTGTCGCCAGCTGCACGATCAAGCCTCAAGGTTGAGCCAGATGCCACGGAAGAAAGCGTCCTATCAAAGTTCCTTGCCCGCCGCCAGAAAGCGTGAGTGGGTCAACGGATTCACCTACGACCCATCCGACCCGGAACTGGTGATCGAGTTTCTCGAGGGCGTGTGCAAACACACCAAGGATGGGGCTACGGCAAAGGCCGGCGATCCCGTTCGGCTTCTTGAGTGGCACAAAGACGAGGTGATTCGGCCGCTCTACGGCTGGAAGGACAAGGACGGAAAACGAAGGTATCGGGTTGCCTACTTTGAGGTTCCGAAGAAGAACGCCAAGAGCACCCTGCTTTCCTGCTTGTCGATTTGGCATCTGGTGATGGAAGGCGTTGGTGAGCTCGGTTGCATTGCAGCTAAAGACAGAAACCAAGCTGCAATCATCTACGACGAAACGGCAAAAATGATTCTCGGTTCGCCTGAGCTGCGAGGGCTGCTCGAGGTGATCGACAGCAGGAAAACCATCGTCAATAGATCGAACAACAGTAGCTTGCGTGTGATTTCGCGCGACGCTGGATCCGCGGAAGGACCGTCCTATTCGTTTGTGTTCTTCGACGAGCTGCATAGCCAGCCAGACAGGAAGCTATGGGAAGCTCTTAGGTACTCGGGTAGATCAAGGCCACAGCCCCTTATCTGCACGATTACGACGGCTGGCAGCGACCGGCAATCTATTTGCTGGGAGCAGCACGAATACGCCGAGCAGGTGATTGCGGACCCTGCATACGACCCGAGGTTCTACGGGCGCATCTGGGGTGCAAAGAAGGACGTTGACGACTACTTTTCGCCAGAGGTCTGGCGCAAGTGCAATCCCGGCATGGGCGTGACCATGACCGAGGAATCCTTCGCCGCAGACGCCACGGAAGCTCGAAACAAGGCCACCAAGCTCAATGGCTGGCTAAGGTACTCGCTTGGAATCTGGACGGAAACCAGCAATCGATTCCTCGATCCAGACAAGTGGGCGGCTTGTGCTCTACCGCCGCAAGTTCCGCTTGCAGGTAGGCCATGCATCATCGGCATGGATCTCTCAAAGACAACCGACCTGTCGGCAGTCACTGCCCTGTTTCCTCACGACGACGGCACGTTCGACGTGGAATGCATGCTCTTCAGTCCACGCGACCTGATCATGGAGCGTGAAAGAACAGACCGCCAGCCGTTTCAGCACTGGGTCAATGAGGGATGGATTACAGCCACGTCAGGCAACGTCATCGATCACGCCGTAATCCGCGAATACGTGCTGGAATACGCAAAGAACCACCAGGTTCAGAGGGTGCTGATGGATATGACCGGCGCTGTGCAGCTAGGCGTCGAACTTCAAGGAGCCGGGCTTTTTGTGGAGTCTATGGGACAGGGATTCAAGGCATTATCGAGCCCGACGAAGCTGCTAGAGAGCCTCGTGCTACAGAAGAAGATCCGGCATGCCGGAAACCCTGTTCTTTCATGGATGGCAGCTGGGGTCACGGTCGAGACCGGAGCTTTTGAGGACATTCGCCCGGTCAAGAAAAAGAGCACCTGCCGCATTGACGGGATCGTGGCTTTGATCTTCGCGTTGGGCGGATGGGAAGCAAACAGCGTGAAAAAATCCGCTGAACAAAACTGGGACATGATCATCCTATGAGCCACACCGACATCAGCACAGCGTCAGAGTCGCGTGATTGGCGGATGATCGATCTCCGCGGCATCGACTGGTACCCCGACACAAAGACGCCTGCTGGCATCCGCGTCACGCCCGAGACGGCGATGCAGTGCTCGGCGTTCCTGGCCTGCGTTCGCGTGATCTCCGAGAGCGTGGCGAGCCTGCCGCTGCACCTGTTCGAACGGCAGGGCAACGACCGGGTGCGTGCGGAGTCGAGCCAGCTGTACCGGCTCCTGCACACGCAGCCCAACGGCTGGCAGACGGCTCTGGAGTTCCGCGAGCAGATGACTGCCCTGTACCTCATGTACGGGCAGTCCTTCGCGGAGATCATCGGCAACTCTCGCGTCGGTGCTGTCGCCGAGCTACGGCCGCTGCACCCTGCAAACATGGTCGTGGAACGTCTAGAGAACGGCTCGCTGCGGTACCGCTACCGGGAGCCTGACGGCTACGGCCGCGAGACGATCTACCGCCAGGACCAGATCTTCCACCTGCGGTTTCTGTCGCTTGACGGCATCAACGGGATCGTGCCGACGACCGTGTGCCGCGATGCCATCGGCCTGGCCAGGGCCCTCGAGCAACACGGCTCGAGCTACTTCGGCAACGGTGCCCGGCCGGGCGTGGTGCTTGAGTCCGACAACCCCATCCCGCCAGAGGCCGCGTCGAATCTCCGCGATGCTTGGGAGCGGATGCACCGCGGTGCCGACCGGGCTTTCCGCACAGCGGTGCTTCCCAACGGCGTAAAGGCCAAAGAGCTCAGCGGCAGCAACGAAGCGGCCCAGTACCTCGAGACTAGGCAGTACCAGGTGATCGAGATCTGCCGGGCGTTCCGCATGCCCCCGCACATGATCCAAGACCTGACCCGCAGCACCTTTTCCAACATAGAGGTGCAGGGTACGGAGTTCGTGCAGCACTGCCTGCTTCCGCACCTGCGGCGGTGGGAGGCCGCGATCTCCCGCGACCTCATCGCAGACGACGAGCGTTTCTTCGCTGAGCACAACGTCAACGGTCTGCTGCGTGGCGATTCTGCGGCGCAGTCGGCTTTCGTGACGGCGATGCTCGACCGCGGCGTGTACGACATCGACGAGGCGCGTGCCTACCTCGGCATGACTCCGCTGCCAGCAGACGCCGGCAAGCTGCGACTTGTGCCGCTGAACATGCAGACGGTCGAAGCCGCCAACGCCGGGCCTGCCGAACAGCCGCCGATGCCAGAGCCTGCCGTGCAGCTGGTCTCCGAGGTCGAGTCGTCGCCGGCCGACGACATCGAGGACCAGGGCGAGAACGAGTCGCGGTCGCTCACCATCAGCATCGACTTTGACCGCACCTTCGCGGCCGATCCAAAGCTGTGGGGAGCGTTTGCCAAGAACGCTGCGGACAACGGCAATCAAGTCGTGATGATCTCTCGCCGGCCCGAGTCGGATCGGCAGGAGGTCGTGGAGACGCTTGGCGACTACGCCGCGGCATTCTCGCAGGTGCTGCTGGTCGGGCCCGAGCGGCTCAAGGAACAAGCTGCCGAAGAGGCTGGCGTGAAGGTCGACGTGTGGGTGGACGACTCGCCGCAATTCATCAAAGGGGCATGACCATGGACATCGAACGCCGCGACCTGGCCGTTGAGGCCGACGACGACCTGCAGATCGAGACTCGGGCTGACGGCCGGGCTGCCATCGTCGGCTACGCGGCGGTCTACAACCGTTTCTCGCTCGATCTGGGCGGCTTTCGGGAGATGATCCTGCCGGGAGCCTTCGACCGGATCCTCGGCCGCGAGCGGGGCCGCCAGGACGTTGTGGCGCTGTTCAACCACGACTCCAACATTGTGCTGGGCCGGGCATCGAGCGGCACGCTGGAGCTTTCCAGCGATGACAAGGGCCTGCGGTACGTCGTCACGCCACCGGTCAGCCGCGCCGACGTGCTCGAGCTCATCCAGCGTCGGGACGTGCGGGGCTCGTCGTTCGCGTTCACGGTGGACACCCGAGGCGAGCAGTTCGTGACCGACGACAAGGGCGGTGCAGTGCGGCAGATCCGCGAGGTGTCGGGCCTGTACGACGTGGGGCCAGTGCTTGTGCCCGCATACCCTTCGACCACGGCAGGCGTGGCCATGCGGTCGTACCAGGCGTGGCTGTCTGCCCAAGATCCCGCTCCTGTCGCGTCCCCTGTAGTGAAGCGATCCACGGCCGTCGAGGGTGCTGTGGCCGCTCTCCTTCGGCTCAGGAGTGCCATGCGTGGCTGACCGCCCCCGTTGCCAGTGCGGCGAGACGATGCGGACACGCTCCAGCCGTGCGTGTGGCGCTGAGCAGCTGCGGTACGTGCGATGCCCACGCTGCGGGGCCAGAGGGCGGTGCGTTGTCCGCACAACACATTCGGCCCTGCGTTTCTTCAAGGGGCCCGCTGGCCGGTCCTAGTCTCCGGGCATCGACACGCGGCGTGCCGCCGCATCCCTGGAGATACCGACCATGGACGTGATCAAGAAGCTGACCGACGAGGCCGCTGAAACCAGCAACCGGATCGAGGCTGTCCGTGCCATGGAGTGCGTGGATGCCGACGCGGTTGCGGCTCGCGACCTCGAGCTCGAGGGCCTGATGCGTCGGGCCGACGACGTGACCAAGAAGCTCAGCTTCGAGCAGGCCGTCGCCGAGTCCCAGAAGAATCTCCGCAGCGTGGTCGACCGCTGCACCCCGGCTCCCTCGGCCGCGAAGGTCGAGCGGGCCCGCGTCGAGGCCGTGCCGTTCCGCGGCAAGCTCCGGGCGTTCAAGAGCCAGGAAGAGGCCCACACGGTCGGGCAGTGGATCAAGGCCAGCTACTGCAACGATGCCCACGCTCGCCAGTGGTGCGACGATCACGGCGTCGAGGTGCGGACCATGTCCGAGTCGAGCAACTCGGCTGGCGGTGCCCTCGTCCCCGACGTGATGGTGGCCAACCTCATCCGCCTGGTCGATGTCTACTCGGTCTGGGCAAGCGGCATGCAGCAGGTGCCGATGGGCTCGGACACCGTGATCTTCCCGAAGCGCGTGTCGGGCGTCACCGCGAACTGGACCGGCGAGAACTCCGAGATCAGCACGAGCGATCCGGCGGTGAACCAGGTTCAGCTGGTCGCTTCCAAGCTCACGGTCGGCACGAAGGTGTCGAACGAGGTGCTGGCCGACTCGGCAATCGCCCTCGGCGATTTCATCACCGAAGAGTTCGCCACGGCGATCTCTGCCAAGCTCGAGGCCGCTGCGGTGGCCGGCGACGGCACGAGCACCTACGGCGGGGTCTACGGCCTCAAGAACAAGATCGGCTCGGCTTCCGTCCACACGACCGGCGCAGGCCGCGACACGTGGGAGGAGCTCGTCGCCGCCGACTTCCTCGGTGCCCTCGGCAAGCTCCCGCGGTACGCCCTCAACGGTGCCCGCTGGTACATCTCCAGCGTCGGGTTCGCTCTCGCCATGCAGCGGCTCGACATGGCCGCTGGTGGCCGCGTCTCCGTCGAGGGCGGCACGGGCCTCCAGTTCGCCGGGTTCCCGGTCGAGATCACCGACCAGACGCACGGGACCGATACCGACTTCACCAACGAGATCATCGCCTACTTCGGTCGGCCGGATCTCGCGGGGATGTTCGGGCTCCGCAGCCAGTTCGCCACCCGCGTCAGCACCGAGCGTTACGTCGAGTTCGACCAGACGCTGTTCACCGGTGTCGCCCGCGGCACGATGGTGTGGCACTCGGTCGGCGATTCGTCCGTCGCTGGGCCAATCGTTGCGATCAAGGGTGCCTGATCGTCTGACGGCGTCGCTTAACCTCCCTGACACGACCTGACGGAGACCCTGTCATGAATCGCCTCGAGAACACCAAGACGGTTGCGAGCCTGTCGGACGACATCACCTCGTCGGCAACCCACTCCATGGAAATCGACACGCTCGGTTTCAAGGTGGCGAGCATCGACGTGGCGTTCGAGAAGGTCGCCGCGGCCGGCACCAACTCGGCGGTGGCCCTGGTGCTCAAGCTCCAACACGGAGACAGCACCTCGAGCTACGCGGACCTCAGCGGATACGTGGGCGGCACCTCGTTCACGATCCCCACGCCGGCCAACACGAGCTCCGACGTGGTGGTGCGGTTCGATGTCGACCTCCGCGGGAAGAAGCGGTACCTCAAGGTGGTTGCCACCGGCAACGCCACCGGCTCGGTCTACTCCGTCGCGCGTCTCGGCAAGCCCGAGGACGGCCCGGACACGGCCACCGAAAAGGGTGCCTCTGTCGCCGTCGTCGGCTGAGCTTGACGCTCTTGCCACAGTTACGCCCAAGCGGGCGGCGGGTAGCCCCCGTCGCCCGTTTCGCGTTTGCGGAGGCAGGATGCTGATCAAAGTCGGGGATACATCGGTCGACATCCGGGTACACGCCGTTTTGTCGATGCCGCGGCTGTCGTTCACCAGCAACCACTTCGGCTGGTGGAAGGCTTTGATGCCTCTCGGCATCGAGCCGACGATGGGCACCGGTGCGTTCTGGTCTCAAGTCAACACCCGCATCTTCGAACAGGTGCTGGATGACTACGAGTACATCCTGACGCTCGACTACGACTCGTTCGTGCTCAAGGAAGACATCGAGCACCTCTTCGCTCTGGCAATGACGTTCGGGTGTGATGCACTCGCTCCGATCCAGACGAAGCGGGAAGACGGTCGGCCGATGTTCACCATGCTCGGGACGCTTGACGATCCGCCGGCAGACGGCACCAACCACGTGCCCCGCGAGTGGTTTGCTGAGCCTGTGCAGCAGGTGGATGCGGCACACTTCGGCTGCACGGTCATTTCCACGCGAGCCCTCAAGCGATGCATCAAGCCGTGGTTCTGGTCGACGCCGGATCCCAAGGGCAGCTGGGGGGATGGCCGAGTCGATGACGACATCTACTTCTGGAAGCAGTGGAAGGCGAGCGGCAACCGTTGCTTTGTCAGCCCTCGCGTAGTAATCGGCCACGGCGAATACGTGATCACCTACCCCGGCAAGGATCTCTCGCAGCCGGTCTACCAGTACACGACCGACTTCTGCGGCAAGGGCATCAAGCCCGACAACATCTGGAGGGCGTGATGCCCACGACGGTACGAATCACGAAGGGTTTCCAGCAGTACGTTCGCGGCCAGCTGGTGACCGTAGGCGGTGGCGTGGCAGACGCCTGGATCCGCCGCGGCGTTGCGGCACCAGTTGCTGCCCCGCAGGCCATCGAGACGGCAGCGGTCGAACCGGTGGTCGAGACGGCCGACAGAACGCCACGACGCAGGAGAATGCGGTGAGATACAGAAGCCTGAAACGAGCTGCCCAGCCCGTCGTCGAGCCGGTCAGCCTGTCTGACGCGAAGACGCACCTGCGTGTCGACACCGAGTCCGACGACGACCAGATCCTGGCACTGATCACTGCGGCCCGCGAGTGGTGCGAGAACTACACCCAGCGGACCTTCGTGCACACGCAGTGGACGATGACATTCGACACGTTCCCTTGGGAGATCGAACTGCCACGGCCACCGGTGGCTGTCGCGTCTGGCAATACTGCCACGACGATCACCTACGCGATGGAGGGCGGCGGCACCGCGACACTCGCCACCTCGGAATACCGGGTGGATCGTACGTCGGAGCCGGGCGTGATCCGCACCGTCTACGCAGGCACGTGGCCGTCGCACCTGCTCGACCGTAACAGCATCTCGGTCACGTGGTGGGGCGGATACGGCGAAGACGGCACCAAGGTGCCGAAGGTCGTTCGGTCGGCAATCCTCATGCTCGTGGCCTACTGGTACGAACGCCGCCTGGCGGCCGACCAGGTGGCTGCCACGGCGGTGCCGTTTGGCGTTTCGTCGATGCTCGACTCGATCAAGTGGGGCGACTACCGATGATCGACCCAGGCCGTCTCCGCGAGCGTGTGACCGTGCAGGTGGCCTCCGGTGCCACCAACACGCTGGGCGAGACCGTCCTGACGTGGGCGAACAGCTCGTCGGTCTGGGCGAGTGTCGAGGGAGTGTCGGCCCGCGAGGCCCTCGCTGCCGGCCAGTCAGACGTGACGCTGACGCACAAGGTGCGATTGCGGTACCTGTCGGGCCTCGACCAGAACATGCGGTTCAGTTGGCGTGGCCGCACGCTGGAGATCGTCTCCCTGCTCGAGCACGGCAACCGCAGCGAGCACGAAGCCATCTGCCAGGAGAGCCGGGATGGCTAAGCCGAACGTATCCATGGAGGTCCGCTTCCCTGAGCTCGAGCGGCTCAAGGCAGCTTTCAAAGACCTGCGGCCGAGCCTCGCCCGCAAATACATGGGCTCGGCAATCCGCCAGAGCATCAAGCCGGGATTGTCGGCCCTGCGGAAGACCACGCCCAAGGGCCCCACAGGCAACCTCAGGCGGGCGATCACCTCCAAGGTGAAGACGTACAAGCAGGGCAACGCTGTTGGCCTTGTGGGCTTCATTGCAGCCTCTGGCGGCAAGACCTCTGCCTACGCCAGCAAGGGCACAGTTCGGATCGGCAGAAATCTTGGCTACCACATGGGGTTCCTTGAGTTCGGCACCAAGGACCGCCGCACGAAGGGACCGATTGCCTCGTCGTTCATCCGGTTTGGGCCGTTCAAGATCAAGCCGATTGCCACTCGCGGCAAGTTCAAGGGTCTCGCCCGGGTGCAGACGAGCCCGAGCTACCCGCGGGCGTTCTTCAAGCGTGCCCCCCGCGGCCAGGGCGTGTACCTCGGCTCGATGCCGATTGGCGGCAAGCTCGGCCAGCCACCGGTGAAGACGGCCTACCAGCAGTCGCTGCCCGAGATGCGTGCCCAGATGCCCATCAACATGACGCTGGCCCTCAATAACGCCCTCAAAGACCTTGCGGACAAGTTCCCCCGCAAGGCCTCGGCCAACCCCGCAACCCCGTTCTGAGGCCTCCTGTGCCGCTCAAGGCCCCCGAAGCTGTCCTCCGTGCCGCCCTGGTTGCCGACGCCACCGTGTCGGGCCTGATCGCGTCACGGATCTACCCGCTGATGTCGAGCCCAGAGACACCGCTGCCGTTCGTCCTGTGGCGACGCACCGCGGCCAGGCGTGAGCAGGCGCTGGCGGCACCGATGGGCGTGCCGATTACCACCGTGGAGTACAGCGTCTACGCGGCGACCTACGAGGCTGCCAGGACCATTGCCGACGCGATGCGGGCGGTTCTGGATGGCTACGGCGGGACCGCTGACAATACGACTGTTCGCCAAACCTCGCTGGACGACGAGTCGGACGAGCTCGCGAACCTCGCTGGCGGGCCGATGCCAGACACCTACGTGGTCCGTCAGTCCTACGAAATCTTGTGGCAGGAGACCTAACCCATGGCCGACACTCCTCATGATTCCAGCGGCACGACGCTCAAGTTCCCGAACACCGCAGCGTCGAACGCCTACGTCGTCACCAACATCGTCTACAACCTCACCGACCCCGGTGCCGACGACACCATCGACATCTCGCACCTCGGTCTGACGACCGGTGCCGAGGTGCTCTCGCAGTCGCGCCCGCTCTCGGGCTCCGCGACCGACACCGGCCGTGAGATCACCTTCGACTGGATCGGCAAGACGCCGCTGGCCGACAAGACGACCGGCACGCTGACGATCACCGGCGGGCTGTCCATCGCTGCCGCCGGCACGGTGCGGACCTCGAGCATCACGCTCGCCACCAACGACGTGATCAAGGGTTCGGCCACTATCCGAATCGCCCGCGTCTGACCCACGGGAGGCTCCCGTGGCCACCTACTCGACAGGCATCTCCGTCACCTGGGGTGGCGTCGCGTTCACCGAGGTCGTGGCCGTGCCGGTCACCTACGCCGGTGGCGCGAGCCGCGGCCGGTCTGTCGTCTGGACCGACCAGGCCGGTGCGGTCACGGTCGAGTGCCTCGGCTCGGCCAACATCTCGACCGCCGAGTACGGCTTGCGGAAGCAGCTGGTGATCTCAGGTGGCGGTGTGAGCTTGACGAGCTATGCAGTCTACGAGGGGTTCGTGATGACTCCCGAGGTCAACGGCGTGACTCGTTACACCGTGACCTTCAACCTCCTAGACGGGTGACGCATGCCGCTCAGTGCAGACGATCTCAAGGCCGCATGCCGGCCAAACATCAAGACCGTGACCGTGGCTGGCCTCGGCGAAGTGTGCGTTCGCACGATGACCCTCCGCGACCGCGACAGCTACGAGAAATCCGCCATGGACGCCGGCGGCAAACTGCCCGACGATTGGCGCAGCGAGTACCTCTCGCGGTGCTTGTGCGACGCCGATGGCAAGCTCTTGTTTCCCGGCCCCGATGGCGTGGCCACGCTCAAGGATCTCGACAGCACGGCCTTTGCTCGCGTGTTCGACGCGGCCATGCGGCACAACCGCATGACGGAGGCCGACATCAAGGAACTGGCGGGAAACTGAACGCCCGGCCAGAGCGGCGTTTCGCGTTCC